CCCGCGCTGTCCGCGCCAGTCCCACCAGATTTCGTCAATGTGGACGCTCTCAACGCGATACGGGTAGGCCAGCGGATCAGCATTCTTGCTGACGTGCACCCAGCCAAGGCCCTTCTTTACCTGGGATGCATAGCCATCACTCACGGCCATGTGGGCGCGCGTCTCGCGCTCGGCTTCCTTCAGCTTGGCGCTGACCACTTCGGACACGTCGGCATAGTCGTCGTCATCGGATTCGACCTTCACATCCGTGCGGCTCTTGGCTTCCTGGCCCAGCACCGAGTTGATCACCGGGCGGATCAGGTTGATAGCGCGCTCTTCCAGTTGCTCTTGGCGGATGTGCCAGCGCTGCAGCTCGGACAGCTGCTTGCCGTCGTAATAGGCAGCGCAGACGGCGGCGCGCACCCGCCAATTTGGTTGTTCGGCGCAGTCACGGAGCATTCTTTCGAGTGCATATAGGCTGAAACTGCCAGCCGCGGCGAAGTCGCGCGAAGCGTTACCTTCGCGATCATCGTACTGCTCAGTTGGTTGAATCATCCAAGACCTCGCTTGTTTCGGTACGCTTGGGCGTCCTTTGTCCGATCCACACTGCTTCCCTGCACCATGGCCACACCTTCACCGCCGCCCAAAAGTAGGTATTGCAAAGCCTCGCAAGGATGCGAAGAATCGTTTTTCACCGGCATGTCTTGGTACCTCTCATCGCCAGCGACTTTCATTCGGCGGAATTTGTAGCCGCCTTGCATGCCCTTGCGAGTCACCTTGCAGTCGGGATGCAGCAGGAATCCTGGCTCGCCATCTATCATTCGGCGCAGTGGACTGGCAACCGCTTCGGTGCGGATCGTGAAATCGTTGTTGAATGGAGCCGGGACCGCCTTGATTCCGTTGACTTCCAGTAGTTGGAACACCGTTCGCTCTTCGTTGTCGCCCGCCTGGCGCTGGTCGCCTGCCGGGTCACCAGTGATGCTGGCAATCGTGTAACCCGAACAGTTGGCGGCAATGAAAGCCTTCAGCGCGTTGGCAAACCGAATCACACCGGTGTCAGTGGTGCAAAGCTCAAACCTGATCCGCCATTGCCCGTTGACCATCCGCTGGCCGATCTGGGCCGCCGGCGTCAACCCGAAGTCCAGGCCGATGTGCAGTGGCAGGCCCGGAACCAGCTCGAAGGCCCGGCAGTGTGTCGGATCGTGGTAGTCGGGATAGACCGGCTTGCCGTCGCTCACATAACCGTAGTCATTGGCCAGATTGACCGTGATCCACGCATCACTCTTCCCCTGCGCGCCGTTGGCGTAGTAGTTCAGCGGCAGGTTCTTGACGTTCTCGGCGGCCGGGTTTGGCTCCCACGGTGAATTGATGTTTTTGCGGTGCACGCCGCCGGGCTGCCGCAGGAAGGTCCAGCCTTCCGGCTTCAGCTCTTCGGCCATCCGGTAATACCAGTGGTCTGTGTCGGGGGCATTGGTATCTCCAAAGATGCCGTACCAGGTCGGGCGCACATCCTTGGGGAAGCGGCCCATGCGCAAGTCCAACATCTGCACCACGGTGAATGGAAGCTCCTTGACCTCGTTTAACCATCCCCACGTCGCTTGAATACCGCGCAGTTTCTTGATGTGGTCTTCACGGTCTAGCGCCAAGAACACGGTTTCCAACTCCACCGTGGTCCCATCTTCTAGTTTGAACTTCAGATAGTGCGTCGGCGGCTCCATGCCACCCTGCTTGAACCGGCCCAACGGCTCGAACATATCAAGCCAATCCTTGATGGTGGTGCTGAATAGGTCCGGATAGGTGTTGCGGATGGCGATGCCGCGAGATTTGCGCACGCCTTGCGCGTCTGGCTCCTGCGCACAACTGATGCGAAACCCCTTCCAGCAACTTCCGTTCGTCTTTCCCGAGCCCAGCGGGCCCATGATCATCGTCCGCTGCGCAGTACTCAGGATGAACTGCTCCAGTACAGGCCCTTGTGGCTTGTACGTGTACTGGACTTCCGTGCTCATTGCCTATTAATTAAGCAAAACAGGGTGAAAACCCGGGAAATTCGGTTCCCGGCGAGTGCCAACCCGAGAATTTCGGCACTTTCTGGCCTTTTTGCCGTGGAATCTTGGAAAAGTTATCCACAGATCAGTCCTTTCGACCCGTCATGTCCTTGATGATGGCCGTGGGCATCGTCAGCTGGATCTTGTCGTTGTACAGGCCCAGGTGGCGGAACACCTTGTCCATCGCTGCATCCTTGCTGTGCAACTTGATCTCAAGTCCTTCCTTCGATTCTTTGATGCCGGCGAACAGGCTGGCGGCGGCTGGGCTGATGGTTCGGGTGTCCTTGAACACCGTGCGCCCAACGCCCTCGCCAGCGCACTCCGGGCAGTCTGGATGGGCTGGCAGGCGCTTGTCAAAGCCGATGCCGCCCTGTGGATCGAAGAACTTCACCGACTGCTTATTACTGACAGCCATCTCGTTCACCCTGGCCAGAGCGGCCTCGTCGCGGTCGAATTCCGCCTGGGTGCGCTGGTAGAGGTGGTCAGTGCCATGGCAGTGCCTGCAGCAGCCGACGCGGTATTCCATGAACTCGCGGGGGTCTGCGGTCATGATCGCCCACGCTTCCCGCACTGCCCGGTCCGCCGTAATCTCCGTGCGTTTGGATCGTTCCTCAATAGCAACACGCACCGCAGCGGCTACGTTAGGTTTTGCCAACAGACGGCTTGACTCAGTCCGCGCCGATGTTTCCTTGGCGCCTGGCTTCGACCGGAGGTAGGCTTGCGTGGCATTCATGTCCACGATGAACTCTTGGACGAACCTGGCTTCCAGATCGGATAAACCGGCTACTAATGCACGCGGCTCGGTTTCTACGGACGTACGAACGTCTGTTTTGCCTACTTTTTGAGCAATAACAGGCTTTTTGTCCGGTTTGCGGACCGGGGCTGCATTCCGAGCGGTCATCGCTGACGCCCGACCAGCCTTCGCTTTCACCGGCGGTTTCTTCTTTGCAGTGGCCATAAGTGCTTACCTGTCCTGAGTGCGTACCCATCGGGCTTAGCGCTGTGAAGCGGCTGGGTTGCTGCCGGTTCTCGCCTTCCCTGATTTCACGGCTGGCGCATCCGTGAGAAATCCCAGTCATTTACCCGTGGCTGGTGCGTTCAGGTTCCGCATGTATGCCGGGTTGTGATTAGTCACCGCCCACCCGCGTTCCACGTTGGAGATGTGGCCGCGCTGGTCTATGTCGGTGGATGCAGCCGTTGGTTCACGCCACTGGGACTGCTGTAGCGCACCGGATTGCTTGCCTGATATGCCGTGGCCCTGACGGGCTCTGTGCTGGCAACTGCTGGCAGCAGGGGTCGGTAAATTCAGGATTTAGTTTGATGTAAGGCGCTGACCAGGTAATCCAGCCTGATGCGTCTGCATAAAAGTTTTACGGCGACGCAAACTGGAGTTAATTTCATGGTGTTTCCAAT